AAACTACAGGATATTGCTGGTGAAGATAAAAAAGTTTGATCAGGCCCTTCATGACAAATACGATCCACCAGCTAGAGCTGCGGTAGCTGAATGGATTTCTATGAAATGGGGATTTACAGCTTTAGATAATCCTGATATTTATGGAATAGACCTGATTATTCACAAAGGGGATAATCCTATAGGATTTGCTGAAGTAGAGGTAAGGCAATGGAATCCGTATTGCCCTTTTGATACTATCCATGTGCCAGTTCGTAAAAAACATATGTTAGAAGTGCCTAAAACCTTGTTTTTTGCTTTAAATCAAGATATGACTCATGCTTACTGGATTAAAGGATTAACTGCTTTAGCTTTTCCATATTGGAAAATGAGAGATGATACAAAGCATGAACTTTATTATGATGTTCCAAAGCATTTATTTAAATATGTGGATTTAACGGAGTTATTTTGATGAATATAGTTTCCTATGGTGCTGATACAAACAGCACAGCTTTATTGATCGAAATGATTAATCGTGGAATACCATGCGACTTAATTACTTTTGCTGATACTGGTGCAGAAAGGCCAGAAACATATGAATATTTGCATATGTTTAGCGATTGGTTAGTTTCTAAAGGATTTCCAGCCATTGTTTATGTAAAAGCTGAAACTCCTAGCAAACATATGGGATTGGAGCAATTTTGTCTTGGTCATAAAACATTGCCATCTATAGCATTTGGGTACAAAAAATGCAGCCAGCAATTTAAAGGTGAGCCACAAGATAAATACATCAAAAATCATCCTATGGTCCAAGAAATATGGGCTAAAGGTGAAAAAGTTAACAAATACATTGGATATGATGCCGATGAGCCTCATCGTGCAAATCGTGTTTTGGATAAAAAAATAACCAAAAAATACAATATGCAATACCCATTAGTTGAATGGAATATGGGTAGGGATGAATGTATTCAATCTATTAAAAATGCTGGTTTGCCTTTGCCAGGTAAATCTGCTTGCTTTTTTTGCCCCAGCTCCAAACCTAGAGAAATCTTGCAAATGGCAAAAACTCATCCAGATCTTATAAAAAGAGCTTTGGCATTAGAAGAAAATGCTAAGGAAAGCTTTACTGCAATTAAAGGGCTTGGAAGAAACTGGTCTTGGAAAGAATTGATTGATTCTGATAATGCTCAAATGAAAATGTTTGCAAGTGAAGTTCCATGCGAATGTTACGATGGCGAATAATGGCAACTAAAGCAGAAAAAGAGCATTACGCAAAATTAGCTAGATTTGGCTGCATATTATGTCGGCAAATTGATATAAGAAATATAGATGACTCACCAACAGAAATTCACCATATACGCAGATTTGGACAAAAAAGAGCCAATTCAGAAGCAATTCCATTGTGCGCCTGGCATCATAGATTGGATTCTAATACCTCAGTTCACGCCCTTGGGCATAAAGGATTTGCAAAATATTGGGGTTTCTCTGAAGAAGATTTGTTAGAAAGATTAAATGACTTATTACAAGAAAAGAGTTGATGACAATCAAAAACAGATAATCCATACATTTATTGCATTGGGAGCTTCTGTTTTAAATCTTTCTAGAGTCGGCGAAGGCTGTCCAGATATTTTGATTGGATACAAAAAGCACAGCGTTCTTTGTGAAATAAAAAGAGATAACAAGGCCCCTTATACCGAATCTCAGGTCAAATTTATGCAAAATTGGCGAGGTGGCCCAGTTAGCAGAATAGATTCAGTTGATGCTGCCATTAGATTAATTAAAATGCTTGACATGGGTTAAGATTGACCTAAAATTAACGGAGCTACGATTTGTAGCTTCTTTTGCAAAAGGAAAATGAAAATGGCAATGGGCAAAACAAGTAATCCAAACTCTACAGCAGGTATTCCTGCTAAGGGTGTAGTAGTTCCTAAAGGTGCAAGCAAGGCAGATATGTCTGGTGAGCGCATGGAAAAGTCGCATCGTGGCGGTGTTGCAATGGGTAAAGAAGATGCTATTGGCTCTGACAAAGAGTTCAATACAGGCCGTACTGCTGGCATCTGCTATGACCATAAGCGCACAACTTATGCGATGGAAGATAAGTATGAGAAAAAGAACTAAGAAATAAAAAAGCGAAAACCCCTAGCACGTGAAGGTAAACTAGGGGTTCTCTAACCACAATTAATCGGAGAAACTGTGGCTATAAAAGAGCATAAAGACACTTGTAATTTATGTCGATTTTTTTCTTTTGGGGAAAGAATGGGCATTTGCAAGCGTTTTCCTATTGTGCAAAACAAATCAAATGATGATTGGTGTGGGGAATGGCAACCCTTGAAAAACCATGTAATTGAAGCCATAACTACTGGGTTAACTGTTACTTTTACTGAAGAACAGCCAAAAAAGAAACCAGGAAGGCCTAAAAAATCATGAAACTTAAGCCATTAGCAGACAAAATCGTAGTCAAACCTGACGTGCGTGAGCTATCTAGCATCATTATTGTTGATAATAAAGAAGTAGAAAACATGGGAACTGTCGTAGCTGTTGGCCCTGGCAAGAAACTATCCGGTGGTCGCAGAGAAGCAATGCCTATTGAAGTAGGAGCTAGAGTTCGCTTTGGCACTATGAATGATGATAAAGGCGAAGAATACTTGCGTTACCATCCCTATTATGAGGATGGGGTAAAGTATCTAATCATGCAATGGGCAGATGTCTGCTGGGTGAATGAATGAGTTATTACATATACGAACATCTTAGAAATGATACAAAAATGCCTTTTTATATTGGAAAAGGCAATGGAAAACGAGCATTTGCAACAATCAATAGGAATGTTTTATGGCATAAAATAATTTCAGAATCAAACGGATTTAGCGTAAATATATTAATTGATGAAATTGATGAAGAATTTGCTTTGCTTGCAGAAAGAGAGGCTATTGATGTTTATAAAAAACGCAATATCTTTTTAGTTAATTTAACTTCTGGCGGTCAAGGTGTAAGCGGACTAAAGCATTCAGAGCAAACAAAACTTAAGTTTTCTAAAATCCATAAAGGAAAAACAGTTTCTTTTGAAGTGAGAAAAAAAATTTCAGAAGGAATGAAGGGAATTAATGTAGGAAGACCAATTTCTGATGTTCAAAAAAAGCAAATATCAAAAACATTAACTGGAAGAAAAGCCTCTCTTGAATCAATAGAAAAAATGCGAATTTCTCAAAAATTAAGAAGGCTTAAAGAAAGGGCTCAAGATGCTTAAATGGCTTAAAAACGCATGGCCTTGGAAATCAAAGTCTATGACCACAGAGCAATTAGTCCAATCATGGATGCAATATGCCAATGAAAACGATGAAGCATTAACTAAAACCAAACCAGCCCTTAAAAAGGCTACAACTCGGAGCAAGACCATGCCATTACGCAAAGGAACTAGCGATACAACTCGTAACAAAAATATCGCTAAAGAAGTGAAACAGGGCAAGCCTGTTAAACAAGCCGTAGCCATTGGCTATGCCGTACAACATGAAGCAATCGCCAAAAAAGGCGGTAAAGCAGCAGCTAAGAAAGCGACAAAGAAATGAAAATTACCTTTACTGTAGATCAAATCAACTCCATTTTGGCTTATTGCGATCAAATGCCGTATAGATTCGCTAAACCCCTGATTGACCAAATTCAGGCTATTGCTGCTCCACAGATCCAACAAGTACAAACTGAAGGTGCTGCTAATCCTCAAGTACAGGATGAGATTAATCAAGTTGAAGCTAATAGCGATTCAATGGCTAACGAATAACTGATTTTTAAAAATAAATATCAATTAAATCATGGACATGGAACAGGAAACAGAGAAAACTCGTGAAGAAAAGATTTCTGAAAGCATGAGGGGAAACCAAAATGCTCGTAAGAAGCCTTTTACTGAACAGATGAAGCGTTTCATCCTTGCCAATCCTCAAAAGATGGAGAGGATCATTGAAGGTATTTTTAAAGAAGCTGAAGATGGAAGCCTTGCTGCATTAAGCATCATTATGGATAGGGTAGAAGGAAAGCCAATACAGGCTACCGACATTACTTCATCTGATGGAACAGTCATTAGCGCAATAGCTATGAGCTTTGTAGAGCCTGATGGAAACAAAGATTGATGAAAAAGGGGTCATTTGGCCCCAATTTCCTGCCAAACTTAAATGCCTATTTGAACCAAAAAACAGCCGTTATAGGGTTCTTTATGGTGGGCGTGGAGCTGGTAAATCTCATTCTGTAGCTAGAGCATTACTTTGCATAGGCGCAACAAGAACAGTCAGAATCTTATGCGCCAGGGAGTTCCAGACTTCCATTAAAGATTCAGTTCATAAGCTTTTGGTAGATCAAATCTACAATTTAAGGCTTGAAAGCCTATATGAAATTACTCAGACCTCAATTAGAGGCGTAAATGGCACAGAGTTTATCTTTGCTGGCATCAAGAACAATATTAACGGCTTAAAGTCTATTGAGGGCATTGATTACTGTTGGGTAGAAGAAGCAAACAACGTAACAGCAGTTTCTTGGGATATTTTGATCCCTACCATTCGTAAAGAAAACTCAGAAATTTGGATTACTTTTAATCCAGAACTTCCAACTGACGAAACCTATAAGCGGTTTGTCATTAGCCCTCCTGAAAACGCTGTAGTTCAAAAAGTGAACTGGAACGATAACCCTTGGTTTCCTGAAGTATTGGATATTGAACGAAATACTCTAAGAACAAGGGATTTTGAGGCTTATCAAAACGTCTGGGAAGGTTTTACTAGATCAACCATTGATGGTGCTGTATTTGCTAAAGAAATGGCTAGAGCAGAGCAAAATGGCAGAATTACCAATGTGCCTTACGATGCTACTAAGCCAGTAATGGCGGTATTCGATATTGGTTGGGCTGATGCAACTGCGGTTTGGTTTGTCCAGTTTGTAGGCATGGAAACCAGGCTAATTCGTTATTTTGAAACAACTCAGACCACAATCAGCGAGATATTGGCTAGGATGCAGACATTTGGATATGTCTATGACACCTTGTATTTGCCTCATGATGCTCAGAATAAGACTTTGGCTGCCAATGGCAGAAGCTTAGAAGATATTGTTCGCAACTCAGGCTATAACGTCAGAATTATTGGAAAAGTTCCTATTGCTGACTCAATTAATGCTGCAAGAACTATATTTGGATCATGCTATTTTGATAAAAATAATACGGCAGCAGGGCTAGATTGTTTGCGACATTATCGGTACGATGTAGATCCAGACACCAAAGCTTTTAGTCAAAAGCCACTTCATGACAATTATTCGCATGGAGCAGATGCTTTTAGG